CTGCCCCGCCTGCTCGGCGCTGATGGCCCCAGGGCAACGGGTGTGCGCGGAGTGCGGCCATGAGATCGCCCGGCGCAACACCGTCGACTTTGTCCCCGGCGACCTGACCGAGGAGCCCTCCGGCCCCCACAAGGGCAAGACCCGCGAGCAACTGCATCAGCTCTACCTGGAGCTGCGCGCGGTGGCCCTGATGCGCGGCTACAGCGACGGCTGGGCCTTCATCAAGCTCCGCGAGACCTACGGCTTCAAGGCGCCCTGGGCATGGAAGTCGGAGCCCGTCGAGGAGCCCAGCGCGGAGACCCTGCGCCTGGTCAAGAGCTGGCAGATTGCCTACGCCAAGGCCATGCAGAAGGCCAGGAGGTACGCGTGAACTCCCGGCGCAAAGGGGCCGACGGCGAACGGGAGCTGGCGCGCGCGCTGCGGGAAGCGCTCGGCATCGAGGTGAGCAGGAACTTACAGCAGACCCGCGACGGTGGTCACGACATGGAGGTCGGCGGCTACGGGGTCGAGGTCAAGCGCTCGCAGCGGGTCACCGAGGCCAAGGTCACCGCCTGGTGGCAGCAAGCCGTCCGACAGGCTGCCCAAGCGGGTCTGACCCCAGCGCTGGCCTACCGGCAGGACAGACAGCCTTGGTCGGTGCGGGTGCCCATGGCTGCCCTGCGCCAGGACCTGCCCGGCGAGCTGACGGTCGACCTCAGCCTCGAGGGGTTCATCGCCCTGTTGCATGCAACCGAGGCGACGCCTCAAGTGCAACCGGCAAGCCAGCGCATATGCAGGAAACGTGCCAGTGCAGTTGCATGAGTTGCCTATGTGGCGGCGCAAGACGCTAGCGGATTTCCGCGCCGTTTCGCGCCGCGAGGCAGGCCGTCGGCAAGGACCCGGGTCCTGGGACGGGCCAACCCGTGCGGGTGGCAAGCGCGCGATCTTCCGCTAGCGACTGCTCTTCGAAGATGGTTGACAACATGAGGATTTCTGATGAAGGCCGAACCGATCCAACTGTCTGACGGATTGACCAACCAGCAACGCGAGGGCGCCCGACTGGCTGCCTCCGGGTGGCGCCAGACGGACATCGCCGAGCACCTCGGGGTCGCTGCCGAGACCGTAAGCCGCTGGGGCAAGAAGCCGGCCTACCGGGCGGCGATTCAAGCGCTTGCTGGGCAGGCCCAGGCCCGCGCCCTGTCTCGCCTGGAGGCGCTGGTCGATCAAGCCGTCTCAGAGATCGAGCAGAGTCTCGCGTTCAAGTACGACCAGAACACCCGGCTGCGCGCCGCGCTGGCCATCCTGCGCCTGGTCGGCGTCGGCACCCTGGGGCGCTCAAAGGTTGATGCCGAAGGTTGACGAGTTTCCGCCCCTCTCCGCCGAGGGCCGCGCCCGCCTCGCCGCCGCCGAGGCCCAGGTCGCCGGACTCCGGGCGCTCGGCGAGCTCGCCGAGCTGATCGCCGCGCCGAGCGCCTGGACTGCCGCCGCCGAGATCGCGCGCCAGATCCGGCGCTATGAGTCGCTGCGCCTCGCCCGGCGCCCACCGCGCTCCCGCCTGGAGGAGCTGCTCGGCGCGATCGCGGCGGCCGAGCTCCCGCGGACCCAGCGCCGCTTGTTCGCGCTGCTGTCGGACGAGTGACGCACGGCGTCAGTGCTCGGGCGGTATGGTCAGCGCAGACTCCCACCCCACCGCCGAGGAAACCACGCAATGAATGACGCCGACCGCGCCGAGAACGAGATGCTGAAAGCCGAGCTGGCCCAGCTCGCCGCCGCCCGCCATGGCCGCCCCTCCTGGAGCCGCGCCGATCAGGTTCAGGCGATGCGCGACGGGCTGCGCGCCCGCTACCGCCTGCCGACCCGCGATCCGCATCCGGCCGCCGACACCAGCGGCAACTACTCGCTGATCGAGGCCGCCCGCACGGCGGTAGAGATCGCCACCGGCCGCCCCGTGCAACCTGCTGGCGACGGGTTCTCGACCGTCATCAACGCGCTGGCGACCGCCGACTTCCCGAGCGTGGTCAGCGAGGTCATGCAGGCGTTGGCGGTCAGCCGGCGCTCGGCGATCCTGCCGGACCTGCTCGCCGTGACTGCCCGGGTGGAGCTTTCCGACTACCGCGAGACGGCGTTTAGCACCGTCGACCTGGGCGAGCTGCCCGCGCCGTCGAAGGCCACCACCGGGGCGTTCTGGACCATCAAGCCGCGCGCATCCGCCGAGAAGGTCCAGCTCTGGAGCCTGTTCGCCCGGCTGCTCATCAGCCGTCAGGCATTGGCGAATGACGACATGAACTTCATCCCGAGCGCAATCGGCAGCTTCGCCCATGCCGCGCACCGCAGCGAGATGAAAGCGCTGGCGACGCTGCTCGAAGCCAACGCCGCGCTTGAGGACGGCACCGCATTGTTCCACGCCACCCGCGGGAACCTCACCGTAGCCACCCTGGACGCCAGCGGCCTGGGCGTGATCTTCGCCACGATGCGCGAGCAGACGAGCGAATCGGGCCTGGCGAGCTGCGCCAAGTGTCACGCCCTGGTGATCCACCCCGATGACGAGATCGGCGCCAGCATCCTGGTGCAGACGCTTCCCGAGACCGCCCGGCCGAAGATCGTGGTCAACCCGTTCCTCGCCAGCAACGCGAGCTGGTATGCCGTCGCCGACCCGGTGAGCTTCCCCGCTCTGGGCCGTATCGTGCTGACGGGGTCCGATTCGAGCGCAATCGCGGTGAGCTCACCCGAGCCGGCCCGCGAGCGGACCGCGGACGGGACGATTGTCGAGTATCCCGGCATCGCCGTGCCGCTGACGCACAGTGTCGGACATCGCGTGCTGTCACCCGTGGGCGTCGCGAAGTTCACCAAGACCTAGCGCCGATAGGAGCGAGCGCCGGCCGAGGATAGGGGCGTCATAGGCCGGCGCCCGCGGAGGTTAGCCCCTCCGAGTTTGAACATGACGCCTCACCATCCGCCGCGGCGGACGCGCGCCAATGGACCCCGCCTACATCCGGGGGCGGGTGCACGGCGCACCCAACACAGCGGGACCATGAAAGAGACCTGGCAGACCTTCGTCGGCATCCTCGGCCGCGAAGTAGACATTGCCTTAAGCGTCTACGAGATCCTGGCCCGGTATGAAATGGTCCACGACCTTCCTGCGGTGCGCGAAGCCTTCGGCGGCCTGCCCGTGACATACGCGGAAACAGCCTTGCTGTCGCTGCTCAAGGGAGCGCGCGCGCTTGCGTCCGAGGTGATGGAGCAGGAGGGGAACCTGCCTCATTTGAAGGCACTGAGGGAGCGGCCGCCCGCCTGACCTGCCGCACCCGGTGAACCACAGACCCCGCTTCGGCGGGGTTTTGTTTGTCTGCGGTAGCCAGGAAGTAGCCAGGAAGGAAACGCGCCCAACCCCCACCGCCCGGGCAAAAATAAAGCCGCTCTAGGCGGCTGTTTCTCTTAGATTTTCTGGTGGCTACGGGTGGAGTTGAACCACCGACATCAGCATTATGAGTGTTCTAAGCTCCCTCTGCGCAACCCCTTGCCCTAGCTAGGAAAAGCACTCTAAGTCGTTCTCCTGCATTGCATTTCTGCTCCTGCAATGACTGTCGCCAGATTGCAGAAGATCCCAAGATGTCGCACAATTCGGTAGCCAGGAAGTAGCTAGGAAGGGAGCCCAAAACAGCGAGGCCGAGCGGCGCGCCAACGCCAACCCGGCCTCTCGTCACAACCCGCTGATCAGGAGCGTGCCGTGACTGACCTCACGATACCCCAAGCCCCGTTCAAGTTCACCCAGGCCCGGCTGGAAGCGCTGCCCTTCACCGAGGCCGCCTACCGCGTCAAGGACACCGAGCAACCCGGCCTGCTGTGCTGGGTCTACCCGCCCGGGAAGAAGTACCCCGACGGGCTCAAGGTCCTGCAGATCTACAAGAAGCCCAAAGGCGGCACCGCACCCGTGCGGGTCAACGTCTGCCGACTCGGCGAGCTACCTTTGACCGGCCTCAAGGGGCAGCCTTCGGCCCGCTCAGCCGTCGACGGCATCCTCGCCATGCTTCGCCAAGGGGTGAACCCGAACGAGGCTGAGCGACAGCGACAGGCCGAGGAGCGCGCGGAGAAGAAGGCCGACGAGCTGGCCGGCATCACCCTCAGCGACGCCTTCAGCGAGTTCTGCAAGGTCAAGCCGCTGCGCCCGCGCACCCTGGCCGGCTACACGCTGGCTATCGAGCGTGACCTCAAGGCGTGGCACGACCGCCCCCTGCGGGAGATCACCGGCGCCGAGGCCGTCACTCTTCACGCCGAGCTGGCGCGCGAGAGCAAGCACACTGCCGCCCGCGCCATGCAGGTGCTCCGGGCGGTGCACAAGTTCGCGACCGACTTCTACGGCACCGACGGCAACGAGCTGCCCTTCGGTCGCTGCCCCGTCGACAAGGTCAACCGGGTGGCGCCCAAGTGGAGCAAGAGCGCGGCGCGCACCGACAAGCTGCGGGTGGAGGACCTCAAGCCCTGGCTCGCCGCGGTGCGCAGGATCGCCCAGGAACAGCCCAGGGGCGACGGCACCCGCATGGCCCTATACCTGGAGCTGGTCCTGCTGACGGCGCTCAGACGGCGCGAGGCGGCCGGCCTGCGCTGGGCCGATGTCGACCTCCGCCGCGGCACCCTGACGGTGCGCGAGACCAAGAACCACACCGACCACACCCTGCCCATCACCGCGCGGGTGCGCGAGATCCTCGAAGCGCGCAAGGCAACCCGGGAGGAGGGCGACGAGTGCGTCTTCGGCTCGGCCGAGGTGCGCTGGCAACTGCTGCGGATCGAGAAGACGACCGGCATCAACGTCGGCCCGCATGGGCTGCGCCGGAGCTGGGCATCCTTCGCGGACCGGGCAGGGCTCGGCGCCTATGCCATCAAGGCCGCCTTGAACCACTCGACCACCGGCGACGTCACCGGCACCCACTACGCGCAGATCGACACCGAGGACCTCCGACCCCTCATGCAGCGGGTGGAGGACTTCATCCTGCGGCAGGCCAAGCAGACCACCGGCAAGGTGATCAAGCTGCGCGCGGGAGGTGCAAAGTGAGCGCCGTACCAGATGGCTTTAAGGGCCATGACCGTTACTCGATCAAGGATGCTGCCCGGATCTGGGCGGCTGCAGCCTACAGCATGCCGTGGGGCCTCGACTGGAAGGAGGAAAAGAAGTTCGCCCGCGAACTCCGGCTTGCCGAGCAGGAGCTCCGCGACAACGTCCCGGTGCAGACCGAGAAGTACACGGTAAAGGTCACCAAGTCCTATCGCGACGAGTACCTACCGCGCGGCTACCTGAGTCACGGATCGTGGATTGAAAACAGGCCGTCGACCATTGAAGTCGACGAAGACCGGACTCGCGAGTTCTTTCTTGGGACCGACCTCGCCGCCTATGCCGCAACCCGGGGCAAGCCCGGCGTCTTCGGATTTGACGAGAAGCCCGAGAAGGATCTGCACCCAAAGGAGCGCGGGTCACTGCTCGACCTGGTCTATGTCATGGCGCAGAAGTACGGCAAGGACCTCGGTCCCTACTCCATCGCCGAGAAGGTCCTGCAGGACGCGCAGCTCCTCGGAGTGAGCATCAGCAAGGACACCATCAAGAAGTACATCGAAGAAGCCCGCGCCCGCCGCGAATAGCCCGCCGATCCGAATTCGGACGTTTCTGATCCGAATTCGGACATCAGCTTTCCCCCCTCTGGTCGACTAGCCCTGCGTTCAACAGCAGAGGCTAGTCCGACCATGTCATTCGCTCGATCCTGCTCCGTAAAGGAGTTCTGTGCCCGCTGGGGCATCCACGAAACCACCTATTACCGCCGCCGGGCAGACATGCCCCGCACCATCAAGGTCGGCGGTCAGCTCCGCATTACCGAGTCCGATGAACAGGAGTGGCTGCGGCGCAAGCAGGAAGCCGCATCGCCGACAGGGAGGGCTGCGTAATGCTCACCGCTGCCCAACTCGAAGCCCGCCGTAATGGCATCGGTGGCAGTGACGCCGCCGCGGTGCTCGGCCTGAGCCCGTATCGCACGCCCCTGGATGTCTACATGGAGAAGGTCGGCGACCAGGAGCCGCCGGACCTGCGCAACCGCGACGCGGTGCTCTGGGGCAACCTCCTGGAGGACACCGTCGCACGGGAATACGCCCGTCGCACCGGGACCAAGGTCCGCCGGCGCAACCGAACCGTTCATCACCCTGATCTGCCCTGGCTGCTCGGCAACATCGACCGGGAGCTCGTCGGGGAGAAGAAGCTCCTGGAGGTGAAGACCACCGGCTTCTGGCCCGGCCGCTCGCTGGGCAAGGACGGCACCGACGAGGTGCCCGACGCCTGGCTGGTGCAGGTCCATCACTACATGCTCGCGCTCGGCTACCGGGCCGCCGACATCGCCGCCCTGATCGGCGGTCAGGAGCTGCGCATCTACCCCGTCGCCTTCGACCAGCACCTCGCCGACATGCTGGTCGAGCGGGAAACGTGGTTCTGGCGCGAGTGCGTCGAGAAGCGCATGCCACCCCCGCCAACGACGGTCGAGGACCTCGCCCTGCTCTATCGGGAGGACTCGGGCGGCACCGTCGAGACCACCCCCGCGGTGTCCCAGGCCGTCGCTGACCTCAAGGCCATCAAGCAGCAGGCCAAGGACCTGGACTCCCGGGCGAAGGAAGCCGAGTTCCTGATCAAGGAGCACCTCGGCGAGGCCGCGACCCTGGTCGACGCCGACGGGCACACGCTGGCGACCTGGAAGACCCAGACCGCGACCCGCCTCGACCAGACCAGGCTCAAGACCGAGGAGCCTGACACCTTCGCCCGATTCACCTCTGAGAGCACCTATCGAGTGCTCCGGCTCAAGTGAGGCCCCAATGAATACCGATATCACCATTGCCAACGAGACCCCCTCCGTTCCCGCCTTCGCCGACTCGCACACCTTCGAGCTGGCGCAGCGCATGGCCCGGGCGCTCTGCGCCTCCGACCTGGTCCCGCAGCAGTTCCGGGGCGAGAAGGGGCTTGCAAACACCCTGATCGCCCTGGAGCTGGCCCAGCGCACCGGCGCCAGTCCCTTGGCCGTCATGCAGAACCTCTACGTTGTGCAGGGCAAACCGACCTGGTCGGCGCAGTTCATCATCGCCGCGCTCAACGCCTGCGGGAGGTTCACCCCCCTCCGGTTCGTCCTGGAGGGCACCGGCGACAACGCGACCTGCTACGCCTGGGCCGAGGACCGCGCGAGCGGCGAGCGGCTCGAAGGCCCGACGGTCAGCATGCAGATGGCCCAGGCCGAGGGCTGGTCGGGCAAGCCGGGCTCGAAGTGGAAGACGATGCCCGCGCTGATGCTCCGCTACCGGGCGGCGACCTTCTTCGGGCGCCTCTACGCCCCGGACCTCCTGCTCGGCATGCAGACGGTGGAGGAGGCCCGCGACATCGAGGTCGACGCCGACGGCAACGTGACCGCAGTCACGACCCGCGGCGTGAGCGGCCTCAAGGCGCGGCTGGCGCAGGGAGGGACCAAGGAATGACCAACGGGGCCAAAGAAAAGGCCCCGCGCCCAGGGATGGGCAACGAGGCCAGTTCAGACATCACCGGCGAGAAGTATACCCCAAGGCTCAACCAGTTCCTGCCGCTGGACCTGTCGGACTTCGAGGTGAAAGACAACGCCCTGAGCGAGGTCGAGCACCTGGTTTTCCTGCGGCTGGTCAAGCACTACTGGCTCACGGCGGCACCGCTGCCGGCGAGCGACGTGAAGCTCGCCCGCATCGCCCGGGTGTCGGCAACGGAGTGGCGACGGCATAGCGAGGCGGTGCTCGCCTTCTTCGCCGAGACCCCGCACGGGTGGGAGCCCGTGATCTACCGCGAGGCCCTCGACCGGGCGCAGGAGACCGTGGAGAAGCGCCGGCAGGCCGGGCGCATCGGTGGCCTGGTCAGCGGTCAGCGACGGCGAGCAAATGCTTCGGTTCCGCCAAGCACATGCTCGAAGCAAATGCTTGCGAAAAACGAAGCACCTTCTCAAGCAGATACAGGTACAGATAGAAACTACCAAGTCGTAAGGGATACCACTAGGGCCAGTATTGCCCCCGGCGGCGGCGAAAAAACGAAGCAAATGCTTCGCGGGGGCAAGCCATGAACCCGGCTCGCGACTGGTATGCCACCCTGCTCCGCGACGCCCGCCTGGTCGAGATCCGGCACAACACCGGCAAGCGCTGGCTTAGCGGCCTGTTCAACGACCTGGATTCCCTGCTCGACACCCTGCGCCATCGGGCTGGCGTCGGAGCGCTCTACACCTCGCTGAACCGTCCTGCCGGGCGCACCGCCACCAACGACATGCAGGCCGGCGCGCTCAAGGATGCCGACATCGGCACCATCACCCGGCTGCCGTTCGACTTCGACCCCATCCGACCGGTCGATACCCCGAGCACCCACGAGGAGCTGCGTCGTGCGGTCGACGCCCGCGGCCGGTTCGTCACCCTGATGCAGGGCTTCGGCTGGCCCCTGCCGGCGCTCGGCCTGTCCGGCAATGGCGCGCATTGCGTCTACCGCGTCTGCGTCGAGGCCGATGAAGCCTGGGGGCATGCGGTCAGTGTGATCTACGCGGGTGCTCGCCGCGTCTTGGGCGACCTCGACGGCGTGACCTTCGACACCAGCGTCCGCAACCCGGCCCGGATCTGGCGCGCCTACGGCACCATCAACCGCAAGGGCGAGGCCAGCATCAGCCGGCCGCACCGGCGCTCGCAAGTGCTCCTGCCAAGCCCCTGGCAGGTCGTGACGGTCGCGCAGATCGCGCGGGTAGTCGACTACTGGGATCGACCCGCGGAGCGCTCACAGCCCGTCCTACGCGGCGACAACGTGGTCCCGCTGCGCCGCGGTGGGGGCGACTACAGCACGCTCGACGCGGTGCGCTGGTTCCGGGCGCATGGGCACTACCGCCGCGAGCTCGGCGACGGGCGCCATGCGGTGGCCTGCCCCTGGGACGGCGAGCACTCGACCCGCGACGGGGCCATGAGCACCGCGACGGTGATCTGGGAGACCGGCTCCTCCGGGTGGCCGACCTTTCACTGCAGCCATGCCCATTGCCAGGGGCGCACCCTGCGCGACGTGCTCGCACTCTGGGGCGATGCGGACCAGTTCTGCGCCCGCGCCTGGGAGGGCCTGCGCCATGGCTGAGCTGATCCTCCGCGACTACCAGGCCGAGTTCGTCGACGGCATCCGCGCGGCCTGGACCACCTACCGCTCGGTGTGCGGGTGGCTGCCGACCGGCGGGGGCAAGACCGAGGTGTCGGTTCACCTCGCCCAGGCCGAGGCCGAGTCCGGCGGCTGCACCCTGTTCGTCGTTGAGCGCAAGACCCTCGCCGCCCAGGCCCAGGCCCGCTACAGCACCAAGTACGGCATGCTGACGGGTCTGATCCGGGGCGAGGACACCTTTGTGCGCGGCTACGAGCCCGCCGTGGTGGCGTCCATCCAGTCGCTGCGCTCGCGCTGGGAGCACCCCGAGGTCCGCGCCGTGCTGGAGCGGGTCAGCCTGATCTGCGTCGACGAGGCGCATATCCGCTTCGACCACCATACCGCCCTGCTCGACCACCTGCCGCATGCGCGGGTGCTCGGACTGACGGCAACGCCGCTGCGCGAGGGCTTGGGGCTGACCTACGAGACCCTGGTCAAGGGGCCGTCCTACGAGCACCTGATCGGCGCCGGTCACCTGGTCCGTCCCCGCTACTTCCTGCCGCACACGGTCGACCTCAAGCGCGGCCTCGACGGCGTCGGCGTCAGCTCGACCGGCGACTATGTCACCAAGGATCTGTCGGCGCTGATGCGCAAGCGCACCATCATCGGCGACCTGGTCAGCACCTGGCAGCAGAAGGCCCAGGGCCGGCCGACCATCGTCTTCGCCGTCGACATCGCGCACAGCAAGGAGACCTGCGGGGCCTTCCTCGCCGCCGGCATCGCCGCCGAACACATCGACATGCACACCACCGAGGAGGAGCGCTCGGCGATCTTCGCCCGGTTCCGACGGGGTCAGACTAAGGTCCTGTGCTCCATCGTCGTGCTGGCCGTCGGCTTCGACGAGCCCGTCGCCTCCTGCGCCATCCTCGCGAGACCGACCCTATCGAGGATCATGCACATCCAGCAGATCGGACGGGTCATGCGCACCCACCCGGACAAGGGCGACTGCATCGTGCTCGACCACGCCGCCAACGTGGTCCGGCATGGCAAGGTGGAGGAGTTCGACCCGCCACCGCTCGACCTCCTGGACAAGACCGCCGACAAGGCCAAGCGCACCGGCGACACGACCGACTACTTCCCCTGCCCCGCCTGCTCGGCGCTGATGGCCCCAGGGCAACGGGTGTGCGCGGAGTGCGGCCATGAGATCGCCCGGCGCAACACCGTCGACTTTGTCCCCGGCGACCTGACCGAGGAGCCCTCCGGCCCC